GCTGCCGGATCTGCCGTATTTAAGTATATTATCATAATAAACCCTTACGAATCCGTCTACCGCATCTAATCTTACGTGTATATCTACCGTACCGGCGTACGACTTACCTAAAACCGTGTCATAGGAATCGGTTTCAGAATTGTAAACATAACCAGTAGTACTATTTCTTTCGTAATAAAACCCTCTTGAACTCGAAGTTATTCGAGCATTATCCCAATCAGTTCCAGCTATTGCCAAAGTACCGCCACTCGAGTATGCAGTAGATGTTCCATCTTCCCTTGTACTTCTATAGTGAATCCAAAGGCCACTAGGGGAAGTAGACGCCAGCACCGCGTCATTCGAGAAGGAAAGAATGTTCCTATTGTTTTCACTGTAACAGTTTAAAAACGTTCTAGCGTTTACTAACATATTTCCTAACGGGCCACCCTCAAGGCCTCCGTATTCCCCGTAAGTAATTCCTGACCCTATTTTTCCAGGATCGAATATTTCTGAGCCCATGTGAAATATTGTCATGTTTTAAACCTTTTTGATTCTTTCTATCTATTTATACAAATAATTATCGAGTGACAGAAGGAGTAACAGTAATAATACCTTCTAATATTCTTTCTACGATTGTATTGCCATCACTGTCATAAGAAATTTCTATATCATAAACATATCTTCCGGCTTTTAATGCATCGGTTTCAGTGTTTGTTAATCCGAATGATATAATACCATTTGCACCATCAACAATTGATGTATTAAATGGAATGGAATCAGAGTCTTTTGTGTTATACGTTTTCTTTAATTTACCGGAAACTGTATGATCAGTTACATTCTTTTCTGTTCCATCTTTATTTAAAAGATAGAGTTCAATTGTAGCATCTGCACCTTGATCAATTGTTATCTCTTCATATTGCGCCATATGTATTCTCTTTAATTACACAAGTCCCCTTAGAGGACTAATACGAAGATAGGATTGATTCTTATCCTCTTTTGTTAATAACACTGCCCAAAATCGATTCTCTTGAACGATATCTAATATCTCTTTTGGACCTTTCCAGTCACAACGATCAGATAATATTTCTTTACTTTTTTCAATCTTTATATCATCATTCTCTTTCGAGATTCTAACATAACTTCGATCATTCATATATTCTTTGATTTCATATATCTCAGGTTCATTATCAACAAATCTTATATTATATCCTGTACCCGAAATTACACCATATTGATTTCTTTTTTCTTCTTTATGTAAAACGTAGATCTTATAGACGCCGTTTAAAACAGACAGATCTATACCATATCCAGCAGCATTACGATCAATTATATTCTCTAATAATTCGAATAAACCTTTTTCGATTAAATATTTTTTTAAAAGATCAAATCTCAGAAAACATGGTGTAATAGTTAAAACGTGGTTTCTTAAACAAAATATTAATTCTATAATATCTGATTTCAGTTCATCGTCTAAGTTTTTTAAATCATCATATAAATGTTCAAAGCTTTCGAGTAGCATTAAAACGTATCCTTAAATAATAAAAATTCTGATCTGGTCTATGTATCAGATCCATCAATATGTCGTTTTCCTTGGCGGTCTGTAATATACCAGGGTTTCCTGGCCAGTCATCTGGATCTACTGGGAATTCCTCTTGAGTCGTAAAAGTACCATCATCCTGATATCTTTTAACCTCTATAGTTCCTAAAGATTTGGTATAGGTCTTGGTTTCGTATATCTCGCCATTCGAAATATTATATCCAACCAATTGATTTTTTATACCCTCATCAATATAAATCTTGAATGGTTCTACTTCAGGATCAATAGAACATACGTATCTTTTACCTTCCATTAGATAAATGGATCCGGGTACAAGATTGTAATCTACTTTTGAATTTAAATGTTTTAATATGTTATGAAAGACTTTAGAGTCTCGTGTAAGAACCCCAATTCTTTCAAGCCCATCTTTCCAAGAAAATCCGATCTCGTATATACCGCTTCTTAGGGCTTCAGGTAGATCTTCTAGATGCTGGGAATATTGGTTGAAACTTTCTATCATTATATTGTCCAATCTTTATTACCAGTTGATGCCTGTTCTAATACTAGTCCGGTCTCTACAATAGTTCCCTTGAAGTATCCACGTCTACCGTTACCGCCGTTATATGTTCCTACCTGGTCACCGCCGCCACCCCTGCCTACGAAAACTTCAACCCTTGATCCAGGTTTTACGACGGTAGTACCGGAAGTTCTTTGACCAGCAAATCCTCCTCTGCCTGATGGACCTGCAGCATCGCCGTAACCGCTTCGATCTCCGCCTGCTCCGCCGCCGGCGGCACCATATGATCCTGAAGGAGCATTCTCTCCGTTAAGGTTTCCATCACCGCCCAATCCTCCTGGACCATAAAAACTTGCTTCACCATCTGTACCTCTAGGATGGGGATCTGTTCCCTCATTGATATCGAAGCTTATACCACCTGTTCCACCATTCACAACGCTTTCAAAAGCAAGTTGAGAAGGTTGATCCAATCCATTCGGGAAATCTAATACTCTAAAATAAGATTGTTCCCCGGTCTCTCCAAGCCCATCCAGAGCGATTGCGGGGCGAAAGTTTGACTGGTACGGGGCGTCATCGCCGCCTCCACCGCCTCCACCGCCACCAATGATTTCCCATTCTAGGGTCAATGGACCTCTTCCGCCGTAGAAATCACCAACGCTTATTGTACCGCTAAGGGGAATTCCCAAGTTAGCAAGCGCATCAGGCACCCTCGGCCCACGTCTATAGAATTCACTTAAACTGTTAGGACGAGAGTCACCAGTGAATTCATTGGATATATCTGCTATAGAGATTGGTCCAGATGTTTGTAGTGTCATTACTGACTACCTTTGAGCTCTTCTATTTCTGATTTCAATTCTTTAATAGATTCTACAAGCAGACCAACAAGGTTACCATAAGCAACTGAAAGATATCCGTTCTCATCCTCGACTACAGCCTCTGGTAATACTGCTAGCACCTCTTGTGCAATTAACCCGGTTCCACGTTGATCTAAACTTTCTTCTAGTCTATCAAAGACTACGCCGTTTAGACTTTGTACTTTTTTAACAGCATCTGTAATTTTTTCTACATTACTTTTTAATCTTAAATCCGAATAAGCTGTTACGTTTCCTGTTGCAGTAAAGTTACCATTTGATACCGAAAAAGTAAAACGGGTAGCGTTACCACTATTTCCATCACGGATGTACATGTTATCATCATTATTTAGATCAAGATAGAGATTTGCTCCATCGTGGAAAAGCTCTGCATCATCTCCTGAACCAATGTTTAATGCAATATTGTCATTTAATGTGATATCGCCAGAAGTTTTTGTTACCAGCACGTCCGGCCTCATATATCTATTATCAAGATCAACAGAACCGATGGACGAAACGTGACCCCAATCGTCTAATCCGATATCCTGAACAACTACACCATTACTATTATTTACGGTTGTTCCCCCGCCAGTAGTATGTGTGAATACACCTGTATTGACATCATATAAAATAGCAGCATTTGCGGAAGAGAAATTGCTTTTAGCGTCACCATCAATAGTTCCGGTATCACCAGGAATATCGGGATCACCAATTAGATCATTGACACGATCTGTTAAAGTCGTAACATCCGCTTGCAGCGTATTATATTGGAGTCTCCAATAATCGATAGTATTATTAATGGCAATTTCAGTCATTTAACTTTCCTATTATTTTTTCTAGAAGAATTTTAATGTCGCTCACTTCTTTTTCTAGATTATTGAATCTTTCTTTTTCTTGTAATTGGGCGGCACGTCTTTCCCTTGCCGCCCTCATTGATGATATATCAGTATTTACAACTGCACCTGATGCGAAGTCTTTCAAAAGGTTATTATGACCTTTTACTTTCATATTACACCGTTAAAGCAATTGCTCTGAAGTCTTTGAAGACTGGGACTCGAGAGCTGTTAGAACTATTCATAACGATCTTAATCTGAAACGTTGTGAATTCGTCGAGTGTTCCACCTACGCCACCAATTGTGTAGCGATACTCTCTAAACTTAGTGGGATCCTCATCGAACGGTACTTCAGTATCAGGATCTTGGTAAACCCATGCTGTTTCATTTAGATTTCCGTCACCGCTAACAATCTTGTAATAGAGATCGAAGCTTGCAGCTTTCGGTCTATTTGCAGAAAGAATGACCTTAAGTCCTTTTGCTGGTTCTTCAATTGTAACTGGTTTTGTTACATACTTAGCAGCTGAAGTACCACCAAATGGATCGGTCTCTGAGATAAAGCTTAGAGGATTATTGAAAGGCGATACGTCATCTGCAGAATCCTGATTATCAATAATATTACTAATGGTTGTAATAGAAGCTCTTGATGCTGATACAATTGGCGATACCCAATCCGAAGTAGTGGTCAGATTTACCTTAATAAACGCAGTGTTATCCGGATGCTCTATATCTTCCTCTAGCTTTTCTGATACGATTACTCTTGGAGCATCAAACTTATAAGCTTCAAATGGTACCAAGTTATGAGTGTAATCTGCTTCTAGATTGTATGTTGTACCGTGTCCTTCTGATCCGGATGCGCCCGCGAGAGATAGACCGTATGTAAATTTACCCTGCATAGACGTATTTGTCTTTGAAGGTGTAAATACCTCGATTGACGGATACATCTCATCCATTACGGCATTATCAGGAGCCTGAACATTAGAACCACCGGATCTTGCATTACCCGTAGCGTTCTCACTGATCTGAATGTGATAACCAGTGTTATCAACTTTCTTAACATCGAACATTCCAGCAAGTACTGAAGCATTTGAAAGCGGATAGCTAAGTGAAGAGTCTACGCCTGGGAATGATATATCATCGCCAACTTGTAGACCATGGTTCGGATGAATGACTCTTACGATATCACTTCCAGAATCGAATAAGAACGGATTCTCAGGAATAAGTTTCGGAACAATTACATCATTGTGCATAATGACCGAGCCACTTGTCTCGAACTCTGCTCTTTCGATCTGGAATGTAATATCTTGATCGTGAATACCGTTCCAAGTTGTACCATTTGATGATACGAAGAAAGCTCCCAGAGAAGGTTGCTTTGAAACTTTCTTATCAGTTCTACCAAGAATGAAGTCACCCATCTTAGCTGTCCAGACGTTATAAGCATCTGTCGCTGCTCTGAGAACGAATGCGTACTCTTTGTTACCCTCAAGGTAAACTGGAACGTCGAATACGAAGTCTGTAGCAGCGGATGCATCGTCAGAAACATTTACTTCTGATGCCTGCAGCTGTTTAAATCCACCTTCAACAATCTCTTCTGCTGCAGGATATCCATTCACCATCGGGCGAATCTCACAATCTACAGGAATGTTGTTTACAGTATCTTTTGATTGGAAGTACACTCTGATCTTTGTAATATATGCACCTGAAGGATTCTCTACTCTGAATGCCTGAGCAACAGGGTCAAAGGCAAATATAAGGAATAGACCTAGACCATAAGAAGATCTTCCGCCGGCGGTCCTATTCCCTTCTATTCTAACAGAGTTCGTACCTTCAACCGTATATACAGTTGAAGCTCTTGATGTAGAGTTAAGTAGATCTTCTTCAGTAATATCATAAAGAGAGAATGTTCTTTCACCGGCAAAGAAAACATCCTCGTTATTATTTGGAATCATGAATGATCCCTTTATCTCACCGTTTTCATCCGAGACGAGGCGCCTCTGAGTTACAGAAGGCTGTGTGTCTTGCCAATATGGGTGCCATCTCCACCAACGTCTCCTGAAGAACAGACGTGAATCCCAACCTGGCCACACCCATGTTCTGCGGTTGGACCACCACCATCTTTCGTGATCCCAGTATTGTGCATTGAGTCCGAGTCTGCTAAGTTGTACTACGTAAGAATCAACACGTATACCATCAAAGAACGGATAGTGGATAGTATTCGGTTTCAGACCCTTTGCGTGGAATCGTACTTCGCGAGAGCGTATACGCGGGATAAACAATCGAGTAGCAAATCTACCAAATGTGCTTTCAGATGTAGTTGGTATACCACCGTTGAGAAGCTGTTCCTCAGTTTCTCTGCTTTCGATACCTGCCCAACCCCAAGCATATTCTCTCCATGTCGGATTAATATTATCAAACACAGATGCAAGGATTTGAGAAGTGTTCGGCGGAAGTGTAGAAATCGCATCCTCTAGGCTACCTGCACTCGTAAAGTTGTTTGCATCGTTTAGAGAAATTCTCTGACGGACGAATGCTGCACGTCCACCAAACTCAGGATTATTCTCAAGCTGTCTTAGAACCTCACGAGTATCATCTTGACCGAGAATATTGTTTAAGAATGTTTCGATACCAATCTCGTCTCTTCCATCAACTCTAAGCCTAATTGAATCGTTGTCTCCAGCTTCATCACCAGATGGTGACATTATAAGAGTGCCGTTATAATTAATAACAGTGAATGGGTTGATGTTTTGGATACGAGAAGCAATTGGTTGTTCAAGCATCAACGTTGATGTATAGTCAAGAAGAATATAGTCTGATCTTAGAACAGTATTTGCTAATAGTGATGCATCAGAGTCGATGATTAGTGGAACGTTCTTCTGTCTATAACCAGGTCTCATAATACCTTGGGTAGGATCAATAGAAGCTCTGAATTCTAAATCATCTACGTTTGAAGCTCTGTGATCCTTAAAGTCGTCTGTAAGGAATCCTGCCTTTGTTCTTGGATTACCGCTACCATCGAGAACCTCAAGAGTAGAAGCCTCAAGATCTAGTAGGCTAAGAGTAGCTAACTCCTCTACCTTATTAATCTTATGATGAAGCTTTCCGATATCCCTCATCGTGTATCTTCTGTTGTCATAGTGACGTGACTGAAGATCTTTCGGATTCAGCGTATTCGGCTCTAGTTGGAAGCTATAGAGCTGCATAGAGTTATCAGGAATCTTCGGATACTGTGGGTTAAAGTTCGATGTTCCTGTTAGGTACGCAAGGTCACCGTTATCCTGAAGTACTAGTGCATCCCTTCTCGGAAGATAGTAAGTCGGGGTAACTGTAATAAGATCTGTATTTGGCGGAATCTCAGATGAGCTGGATCCTGTGCCAGTAAAGTTTGCGTTGGTATTATCTTTTCTTGGACGGAAGTCAAGAACGTCTCTTAGCTCAACTCTTTCACCATTTGTTTGTCTATATGATGGGATCTCTGAGTAAAGGATCTGACCTGAACCTGTTCCAACTGGATAAGAGCTAACGCAGAAGAAGTCGCCATCACCAGAGTGAGCAAAGTGATTAAATCTTACGAATACGTCAGTTACAGGAGCAACTTGACCAGGATTTAGGCGAATCTTACCTACGCCATAGAAGTTATCCCTCTGACCGTTATCAAGATAGAATCTGCTCGATAGATCTGGACCATCGGAATCAACAGCAGTGATGCGAGTGACGTTATAGATATCAGCATTTTCAAGTGAGATCCAAGTTCCTTCAGAGTCTGATGTAACTGTAGATGTTACAGTAGTATTGGTAAGAGTTTTAGTCTTATAGGCGTTACCGTCACCAGATCCACCTTTTTGCAAGATAGCAACAACACGTATACCGTTACTGCCGTTTCCTGCACTAATATCAGCAGAGTTTCCTACTGGACTTCCTGTAAGAGTGATTGTAGGACTCGAGATAACCGCGCCAGTTGTATCATCAAATACGATCCATGAATTCGTGTTATCAAAGGTCTCACCAGCATTCGCACTGATAGTAGCATTACCACTTGTTGTAGTAGCAGTAAAGTTTCTAAGTGTGGAATAAGTGTAATAAGCTGCCGCGGCTTCGATCGATTCAGGTCGGGTATAAGGTAAAGGAAAGAATAGGTTCGCATCTTGAATTCCTTCAAGCACAGCATTGCCATTCTGTAATACTACGTCTGCATAGTTGGTCGTACTTGTACCGATAGATCTTGTACTTCTAAAGTCCTGACTCGTATTCATCTGAATATCAAAGAGATAGACCTTATAATTTGACCCAACAGGCTCAACTGATCTCACTCTTGCAGTACCAATAGTGCTGCCGCCATGAGTAGTAGCAGATCTTAAATTAACAGTTGTTAGGTTTGTAACATCAGGAAACCCACTGTCTCCTAACATAGTGTCAACCTCTACCCAGTTACCATAAGTTGCAGAGATTGCCTCATCTGCTCTTACTTCGGTATCAGTCGGCTTCGGTACTCTGATTTTATTCGGACCAGGCGATGCACGGTAGCCATTAACGTATCCAACACCCCCAGCAACATTTAGTATTAGGTGTGTATTAGCACTATCTTCCTGGAAGAAAGAAGTGAACGGGCGAACAGTATAATTGCCTGACTCCTCTTTTGTTCTTTGAGCCATGACGTCAAGAATTCTATTATAACCATCAGCGCCATCGTTGATCTGAACAACATCACCACCTACAATATTTGCAAGGAATACAAAATCCCAATCATTTGCTGCTGCTTCAGTCTGAGTAACTAAATCAAGAGAAATCTTATATCTGTCAGCACCGGGAGCAGTTAGATTGTAATTATCCTGAGAGTTATCATAAAGAGTTGTATCATCGAGTACTGTGTGAGCAGTTTCTGTTACTCTAAATCCAACTATCTCTGTAGGTGTTGAAGAATATTTACTTACGATGATTGACTGTGGATTCGATTGAACGAAGTGTCCCTTGACAAAGAATGCACCTGTTTGAACCGATGCCTTTGTAGCATAACCTATAGATGGATTGTCAGTGGTATTAGTGCTTTGAACATAGATGGAGATTGGTCCACCGGTTAAAGTTTCACCAGTTCTGAAGCGTGAGTCACCATTAATACCACCACCGGAAGAGTAAGTGACATATAAAGTTGCAGGATCACCATCTTCAGGTGCAATGTAATCTACTACTTTTGCAACTGCTCCTGATGTGGCACCTGTAAGGGTAAATCCGATAATAGCAGAAGCTGTCAATCCAGTGTTTTGGATTTTAACAAAATCAAATTTATTATTAATGTAAACGTTCTGTACAGGATTTACCGCTGCACCATCTTTAAAGATATTATTACCAAATCTTTCCATCTCCCTTTGGATGATGGTCTGCATTTGAGTAAGTTCTCTTGCCTGTACAGCTCTACCGGAATTAAAAAGAATACGATGATAGTTTGCACTATCGCGGAAATCATCTTTATAAACGTTAGAGAATATATTTTGAATAAGTGGTGAAGCCATATTTTTTTAGCCTTAAAGTTGTAGAATCACTTTGATATCTTCGGTTTGTTGTGCGTCTCTCAAGATTGGTGCTCTATTTTCTAAATATAGAATTTCACCTGATAGGTTGTTGACGTCATTTGTATTATCTATAATCTCAGCTATAACGCCGCTTGAACCAACCCCAGTAATAGTGGATCCTACATCGGAGTCAAAAGATCCGAAGCCGGTTTCCAATGTTTGGTGGAAGTAAATGGTATCAGAGTCAATATAATCAATGATTGCTTTACTTTGTGAAATAGTTCCTGTTATCTCTTGATCGAATTCAAAATCAGATGCATCTGAAATAGAATTCATACGGAATTTTTTGAGTGCTAGACCGATTTCGTCTGTGAAAAGACTACCATTATAAGCTTCAGGATTTTTAAGAATAGCAACTTGACGGAAGTCGTTATTCACGATCCAGTTACCACTTTCTGTACCTGAAGGTTTTACGTTGAACATAAGAGCAGTAGATTTTAGATCTATAATAGGGTTTGAACCTAATCCACCATTTGGAGAAAGTACGCCACGAACCGATGCGCCAGAACCACCACCTCCAGTAAGCTTAACTGAGATTTTACCGTATCCAGTTCCTCTTGAAGTTACATCTACTTTAACAACTTCACCTGTAGAGGTGTTGATCGTAGCTGTTCCAGCAGCACCTACACCGTCTCCTGTAATCTCTACCGTTGGAGCTGATGTGTAGCCGCTGCCACCATCATCAACGCGGAAGTTCAGAACTTGACCATCAATAGCATTTGTTTGAACGCTGTATTGAATATCATCAGAGAAATCGACTGCAGCGTCGGCAGAGTCTACAAGTTTAACTGGCATAAAGTTAGAGGAAAGATATCTAACAGCAGTGTTCGTAGGAATAGAATATAAGAACTTCCAGGTATAGCCATCGGCTAATGTAATGATATTTGTACTTTGACCTGTAGGTTTAATCGTAGAAATCTTACGAGTACCATCAGCGTTCTTAGCACCATCTACACATACGTAAACATTGAATTCATCTGTAATCACATAGAAAGGAATAGTAGGATGACCAACAGAAGCGTCATCATATCCTTGATATATCGTACCAGTTGACCAGTTTACTCTTGGCACTGAACGAGAGACATTCTCTGCAGATTTAATAGACTGCATAGAATGTCTAAATTTTTCAATATCTTCGTCACTATTTAATGGTGTAGGATCAATGTCTGAATCGTTCCAAACTTCCGATCTACCAACAGCTATATAATAGTTATCAGAAGATCCTAATATATTATCTACAAGGGTGTCAATAAAGGTTCTTCTTAGTTTATCTGTAATAATTGCAGTCATTTTAATTCCTATTAGCTAATCGATACCGCTGTTGGTGATGTTCCAGTAACATACCAATTCGATCCATCCCAAATCATTGTTAAAGAACCGTAGGTTGTTATAGTAATAGAGGTTCCTTGAGTGAACGATGCAGGTGTCATCGTAACTGCACCTGCACCTTGATTAACAAAGTTTTTAATCTCTCCAACAACTTGACCGTCCGTTAAAGTAATATTAGGTAATGCAGTGCCGGAGTTAAAGATAGTAAATGATTTCGTTGTAGAAACTGAGCTTCCATCTGCAGTAATTGTTTCATTACCGAGAGAAAGCTTTTCGGAATTTACCGATCCGTTACCTTTACCCTGAAGCTGTAGATTAATCTCAGCGTCGTCACCTGAAGCAATAAATGACGGAGACCCGCCAGTATTTGCATTTGAAACTGTGATCTCGTTTACTGCTGATCCGCTTCCAGAGAAGATAAGAAAGTCAGCAGAGTTTGAGTCTTGAATATTTGGATCCTGGAGAGTCTTGTTCGTAAGAGTCTCAGTGTTATCTATTAATGAAATCGTACCAGTTGCATTTGGTAGATTAATGGTTCTATCTGCCGACGGATCTATTTTTCCAAGAGATGTACTAAAACTAGTTCCGGTAAAATCTACAGTATTATTTTCCAGACTTACATTAGTAGAAAGATTGTCAGTAGTACCTCCCAAGAAGTTATAGATTTCTTGGAAGTTAGAATTAATCTTAATTGCGGCCTGTCTTAGCGTATCACCCGTTCCATCATTTGCAGAGGAGCCAGTATTAAGGGTCTGTCTAGTCATTTTCCACCTAATTTAGAAATTCTTTACTTTTATTTATATCAGAAATAAGAGGTAGTCTGCGTTAAATTCAGACATCACCGAGCTTACCTGTGGCCTCTGCGTCAAACGCCCAAGCGATTAGATCTGAGTCATTATTTGCTGAATCACCGCCGATTGAGGTATACATATCAGACATCTGGAAGTAAGCGCCACCATATGTGGCTTGGAATTCAAACGGACTGATAATTGAGATATTCGCAAGAGCATCAGCGGTAAACGTAGATAGTGCAGTTGAATTATCCATTGTTTCTAGATCTGTACTTAGCTCTAGGAATTTATTCGATAACTGTCCGCTGTCTTCGTCAAATGTATGAGAGGTTAGCTTATTGAAATCTTTAAAGTCATCGTAATGACTGTCGATGTATCCAATTAAAGCGTCATCATACTTCTTTACAGTTTCATTCAAACTGAAGTAGAAATAATTATCACTGTCATCTTGGTACTGACTGGCGAATTCAGAAAATCCTGCATTCGTTACTATAAGTCTAGATCTTTCATCTATGCCAAACCCGCCACCAGCACTATCACCTCCTACTATACCTGGCTCGATAGTGATTTGATAAGAGAACGGTTCATTGATAAAACTTTGACCTGTTATATTTAATGATGCAGTAGTTTCGATGCCGATCTCTGAGGATAGGTAGTAACCGGCTGGATGGACGAATCTTTTATAAAGATCTCCCCATTCGTTAATACCTTTTCCGGATCTGAGTGCGATCGAGAGTAACTGATACTTTAAACCATCTTGAATATATCTTAGGCTTTCGACACCAATCTTCGCTTCTTCTAATTTAGAAGAGTCACCAGAAAAGGTTTTTAATATATTATTTTTGGGATAGATGATATCAACATTTTCAGAGAAAAAGAATTCAAAGAAAAGATTGGTAGAAAACTCGTTACCCTTATTTTGTAAAAGGAGGTTAAATAACTTACCGATTAATCTTGGATTAGTAAAATATCTAGCACCAGCACCATTTGCTATTTCATAAAAAAGTCTATCAATATATTGTAGATTAATCTCATCTAGATCTCGAAGAGAAAGTAATTCGTATTCAAGTGTATTTATTAATTCGTTCGGATCATCTAGTGCTTCATAATAAGTTTCTAAAAAATTAATAAGAGCAGGATATTCCTCAGAGTAGTACCCAGGTAAAACCTCACGAATCTTAGATTTCCTAAGATTCGGATTCCTTCTATTATATTCGAATAAACTTCTTGAAGACATTATAACGTAACCCGAGTTTGTCCATAATCAATTGTTGCTCTTGCAAAGCTGTCATCATTATCAAACTGTAAAATATAATTCCTTAACGGACGAATAGTACCTTGATCCGATGTAATAGCTTTAATTTTTATCGTGTTAGTATTACCTATAATCGATTCAGGATTAAGATTTACAATTGAAACCTTTCCACTTCCTGAATCATATGAACCAATACTTGTAACTAGAACTTTACCACTCGGGTTGACGACTTGTAGATTATTCGTGCCAAGCTGATTCTTAATCGTACAAATCTGACCTTGATAGGTGAAACGAGATGATGTAATTATATGATCATCAGCATCAGGAATAGCAAGGGGTACAGGGAATAAAACAGTATATGCTTTTGATTGATTAAGTACCGGTTCAATTGTCTGTCCGATTTTTAGATCAATATGGTTACCAAGGATAGCTGTAGAAAGATTATCAATGACCGATGATAGTGCAGAAGCCCTGAATGATCCATTAAATCTTTCTACGTTATCATCAAAGTATTGTGATGTAGTTTCAAGGATCTGAGTATTCTGAGCGGTGTTACTAATACCTGATAGGTTTGGGTTAAAGTCATACCGAATCTCAAGTGCTACGGATGTATATATCGGTCTGACAAACTTTGGTTCTATACCGCTTATTCCAAGAGCACCTACAACGTCTGATGATATTGCAATCTCCGTTTGCTGTTTGGTGTCTTCAGGTGTATCATCGGGATATTTGATACAGATGTAAACGGAAGAATAGTCGATCGGATCATTATCCTGTCCACCCCATGTAATCACATCATCAATATTCGGATAGTTTGAACGTATAAGAGCGTTATAGTCATCTGGTGTAACAACACGTTTTTGTGATGAATAGACCAATGGAGCGTTAAAGCGGATTGATTCAATTGATTCCGGATCTGATCCACCAGATGAGTTATTTAAAGTAGTGCATACGATATTAAAATTCTGACCGTCTACAGTATAATTTGATCCTGTAAATCTTGAAGCACGGTTAGCATCACCACCTGCTGTTGATAGATAATTTACCTCAATTCTACTACCAGGATCAGGTGAACGACCAATGTCTAAAGCATCACTAAATTGTAATTCATAGTAACCATTCGGAGATTCTTTTAAAAGATAGTATCGAGAATCTTCCGTGATGCGAATGGCTCGGTTAATGTCAGTATAATACTCGTATGAAGTACTGTCCTGATTTTGATACACCTTGATCACGACACTTGTAGTATCCATATTCGGATCAGCAATCACGTACAACTTTTTATCTAAACCTGAAGGAACTAGAAAGTTTCTAATGGTCTCTGTACCTTCGTAGATCGGAACAGTAGTAGAACCTTCTTCATCTTTAAATGAATAGAAACCTGTACCGTCATCAATCGCAGTCAGTGAGGATCTTGTTTGAAAAGTGTATGTTTGAGAATCAACAGTTGCCGTTAATGTATAGCCTGAAGGTAAAGTCACGGTAGCGGGTCGTACACCGGAATAAGAACTTAGATCTGCTACAAGTTGAACATTTGCTATAGCAGATCTTTTGGATCTTGGGAAGTACCCGAGCGAGTGCGCATGCGTAAGCACGGACGCACGAAGTTGAGCAGTCTCGAGGAAAGACTCGTTAATCGCCATATTCGCAGTCAGAGCATTAAAGTGGGTGTTCCAAGCTAAGACGTCTAAGATATTTGAAAGACCCGATGCCTCGAAGTCATAATCAGAGAACTGATCACTCTGAGCAAAATATGTTTTTAGATTTTCTCGAATAGTTTGGAAATCTAATTGTGTAGATTGTACGTTTGTTACCATCTTATCTTAGCCTCGAAAGAGTTGTATTAAGGGTAATTGTTTCTGTCGTATTAATAACCCTAAAAGTAAGTTGAATATCTAATGCGTTCTCTTCATCAAGAGCCTTTACCGTAATATTAATTACCTGTGCTCTTGGCTCCCAGTTATCAATTGCGTTTTGAATCCTATATTGTACATCGCCTTCGGTACCAGCATCAAAAAGTTCAAAGAGTAATCCTCTTATATCTGATCCAAAGTAATAATTAAAAGGCTTCTCTGCATAGTCAGTTAATATTAAATTCTTTAATGATTGTTTTACTGCAGCAGCATCAATCTTTTTATACACATCTCCATAGTCATTCGTAAGGAATGATAGATCTATATCTTTATAATCTCTAGAACGAGATGATGTAATACTGCTCCCAGATAAGACATTCGTCTCTTGAGAAAATGTACGGGTAGCCAATGTATTCTATCCTTCCCAAAAAGGTCTTTAATATTATACCGGATTTTTATCTTTTGTAAATCCCTTAAATCTATTTATGATGATTTAAATCGATTCCGTTGTAGATGTGCCACCAATATTTGTTCCGAGTAGACATAAGCTACCCGACATTACTTTATTGTTGAATCGAGTCTCTGTCTCTCTTTTAAAGACTACACCTTCAGTGCCATTTGATATATCAGGAGTTACCACAAACAATCTAACCCCAAGCGCACCTGTATAAGTGTGCCAATCTAATATTAACTTATCATAGAACGGATAGTGTAAAAGATATTGTGCTAATTGAAACACCTTACTCTTACTATAGAATCCACCCTCGTGTGTCACTACGTTATATGCGATTGCTCTTCCTTTCGAAGAAAGATCTGCTAAGTCACCTTCGATTCTTGTTTCAACATCTGCATAGTTATAAAGACCTTCTTCAACTAAAATCCTGTAACCCTGAAACTCTTTCCTTGAACTTGCTGCAGAAAGGATGCATGCTTGAAGGTACAAATTCTTTGCTACAACCATCGGTTCTTCTACTTGGTCGAAATCTACAGGAGCATGATTCGATCCGCTAAAGGTTGCAATAGTGATATTTCTTGTAAGATGATATCCTGAACCCTGTGTAGATATTTTATTCGCCGTAGGAAAGAATTCAGGATCGGGAACAAAATCCTTTAAACCGACAGATGGCTGAAATCTTTTTGTTGGTGCGCCTATACCAAGCTTTGTCAATCCTGTTACTGGTTGTGCACCAGCGATCTTTTGTATAGCAGGAGGAGAAACATTCAGACCCTCTTCAGATATAAATCCTTTTGCAATGGATTCTTGTACATGAAGAGGATTATTTTCAAAAGAAAGCGTGCTGTTTCTTAGGCTCGAAATAACCTGTCCTGTATCATTAAAAAAGATTGCCATTTCTATTCCTCACTTAATTTCTAGTAGACAGACCGTGTCTTTCACTGTGATCAAGTTGATCTCGGATGTAATCTCCAACATCAATCTGAACTTCTCTTATACCATTTCCAAGGGTCTTCATTCGAGCGTTTACGATATCACTAGTCGGTCTGAACGTTTCTTTATCATCAAGCTCTACGTCATCTGCAGTAGTATTATTATTCGTCCAACCAGAAGGAGAACCAGCAGAACCTAATGGAGCAGAACCAGCACTTGAAGCATAGTTGGCCGTATCAGAAGCAATAGCCGTGTCTGCTCGACCGGTTAGATCGCCATGGAACGTGGTAGCATGCATACTTGTAGCATTTACCCTATCTGCATGAACAGCTCGCGTCTCCAGCGTATCCCCAGCTGTTATGGTATGGTCTGTGTACATATTATAGTTATACATGATGATATTATCACCACCAATCGTACCAGAAGATCCTATGATCTGTAACTTATTGCCGTTGATACGAGTTGAAGGTGAAGACATGTAAGCCCCTATCTGGGAGCTAAGAGAAAACGGACCTGCCGAAGCAAGCGTCATATTACCTTCACTGAGTATTTTACTTTCACCTTTGGTACTTATACTTGATCCACTTAGGTTCACCTCAGATTTCTCACCGACTGTAATGGAAGAGTTTTGTCCTGTAATACGTGTATGGGCCGAACCGTCAATTTTAGAGTATTTTGATCCTGAGACAAGCTCCATAGAGTGTGTTGATTTGGTGATCAGTCTACCGCCTGCATCAAGCTTAATCTTACCTCTACCTTTTACTGTAACATCACCAGCATCGATATTTAGATTACCGTTGCCTATAATGTTCATACCGCCTTGTAAATCGAATACAAGTGACGATGCTGAAATAAGAATAGAACCATCAGGACGGATTTCAATACCAGAACCATTTGAGTGCTTGAGAAGTATTCTTTCGGACCCAGGTGTATCGTTTAATTCGACATGATGCCCGCCAGGAGATCTTGTTACCTGGGTATTTCCGTAATCGCCAACTCTGCCGCCATGACAAGATAGATCAACACCTGTTAAAGCAGAGTTAGTTCTTAATTGCTCATTTGCTCTACCGGTAACGGTATCGGTAAGTCCTGTTGTGGATCCTTCATTCTCTTCCTCTATTAAAGGATTTCCAAGTACACCAACAACCTGTGCAGTTAACTCGCCAGTGGTTGCTCCAGCGCTTCGGAATGAAGTTGATTCTGATGACGTTGACCCAGCCAGCTTAACTGCATTTAGATCACCTAGAATAGTGGCTCCGGGGTTTGTCGTGTTAAATCTTTTTACATAGTTATCGGTCAGTTTCGATTGTTGATATTCGCCGTTTACCAACTTAGCCGAAGTACCACCAGCTCCTCTCGTTATCGCTTCATACTGTGTACGAAATAATTGAAGATTCGGCAGAATAATAGTAATACTTTGAACACCAATTTCTTCAAAGTAATTAACGATTTGTCTTATATTACCAGCAATAATGTCACTTGTGCTAGTATCATTTGTCCCGATAGCAATAACAATATCTTGTGCGGTCGTCATTTATTTCTCCTAATTCACTTATCTGCCACTCGGGGAGAAGTGGATCGGATCTCTGGATCCAAGTCTATTAATAAGATTCCAACGAGCTCCGTTTGCATTCATCCAGTTCAAAACACCAGGACCAGGATGTACATCGATTGCCACAGCTGTACCATGGTTTGATCTACCCGGCTGGGCAAAGATTGGTTCACCTGGATCTATCGAGATTAGATACTGATAATAGTACGAACGATAGCCGTGATTCAATATAATATCAATTCCATCAGATCTTGCAGCATCTCTCATCTCAATAAAGTTTTGGGCGACATCCGGTTTGAGAAGCATTGGACCTGTGCCCCAACCAGAGTAGGATCTTTCCTGAACCTGAATCAATGTGCTCGGATCGATTTTTCCGTTTGTTCCATCGTAACCAATCCTTTCAGGATTCTTGGTTTGATCCATAGAATATCTTTCGGTATAGGGGACGTTATCTGGACCAAAGCCTGCTTTTCCAGGAATGATAGGTCCATTATATGCTGGCGCTCTTCCAGCTGGTCCAGTAAAGCTATTACCTGATCCGGTACTACAATAATCAACTTGGTTCGGATTAAATGGTACTACCCCCTCAGAAATGATTGGAGGTGAAGCTGGGCCTTGTACCTGGCTACCTGCTGCTTCAGCAAGCGCAGTGTTGACTACGTTTACATTATCACTTGTGATACCAGGAATTATTCTTTTTGCAGCGATTATGATCTGTCTATAGGATTCAATTTGCTGTGTGGTACCTTTATTTGTAGTCTGGTCTACAGCAAGTGGATCACCCTGAATTAAAATGTGTACTGTTCCATTACCTCCTCCGAGACCTGAAACAGTTTGCCCGATCGGTGCGCCTCGAACGACTCTACCTTTGCGGCCAATGGTAAAGTGATAGTTATTTAAAACCGATGCGTCAATATTTCCTGGACCCCCGTGGAGTAAGATCGAATCAATCCTGCGAGAGGATGAAGCGAATATAGCTTCCATCTCTTCTGCAGTATTAACAAAGTTGAGATTACCGATTGAAGAGAGATTTGTGGCTGGGATTCTCTCACCGGATCCATCGGTAACCATAGTCGGAACATCAAGATTAATGTTTTCTAATACCGCAGATATATCCTTTGGTTCGGTAATCGTGGCTGTTTCATTCTGGAACCTTATTACAAGATTTGTTGCCTTTGTAATATTTCCGGAAACTAATGATTGAAGGATTTGAAGTTTTTCATCTGCCGGTATAAGGTTTTTACTTAAAAGAGTCTGCAGCGTCTTCTGTATCTCTTCATCAAGATCGTATACAATATCATCTACCAATCTACCGGAATATGATGGAACAGTTGACTCAATCACACCAGATATAGCTCCGACAGTAGCAGCTGCCTTTGAAATTGCTGGTATACCTGACTGGATATCCTTTACCTGACTGGATAGATCACTAATGATATCATCTGGGATTATACCCTCGCCAAGTTGTAGTATTTCGCTTTGAACACGACTTGCTAAGTCTTTTAATCCTGAAATGACACTTGTAACTTCAGAGAATTGTAATAGAGCTACACCACTCGGTTCTCTGAAATCAGCTTGACGTATTGCCTCTCCTACGTCTTGGGTAGGAAAATTATTCGCTTGCTCTAAAACGCCGCTTAGATCTGATAATTCAACGTTAGTAGATTCCTGAAGAGCTCTATTCAATGCTGCAGGATTGCTTGAAGAGGTTACAGTCTTTAATAGTTCTGATGTAGTAGTCACCGATCCATTGAGATCACCGTTGAGCGAATCAAGTTCTGACTGCAAAGAGCTAATGGTCGTTTGATCAATTAACTGATCCTTACCTGCTCCATTAACATAGACCTCTGCATTTGCAAGGCCGTCAGATAGATCGACTAAAGCGTTTGAAAATGCTAACTGCATTCCTCTTAGATCACTAAAGGAGGTAGCTACACCAGAAAAGCTAAGTGGAGCAACAGCACTAAAGTTCGATCCATCTACGGCAGATTGAATAACCTTAAAATATTCTTTTCCCTCCTCACCGATAAGATCCCCCACAGATCCTAACTTACCAAAGTCAGCAGCTCTTGAATATAAAGAGACGTCGATCAATCCTTCGGTTAGAAGATTGCCAGCAGCACTTAAACCAGTTATTACTTTATTAATAGTATTCAAAGCTAATAAAGGCATGAATTATCCATCTCCTCTCGGATCAATGAAGAACATTGTTTCACCGATCGTATCAACAAACACCAAGGCGTTGTCACCAGTTGTCCACTCTCTTTTTACACTTTCTGGATCGTTACCGGTTCCTCTATATGCACCTGGATTACCAGAAGTAAAGTTATATAGATTATCAGGTGCAGTATTTAGGTATTGTGTTACAGCCCCGTATATCTGACGAGCTATAGATTCAGGAGGTCCGTCAATGAATTTCTGTAACGGTGGACCGTTACCAGATAAGCCCGTCACAGGTTGAAACTGGAATCTTTTCGAAAGAACCCCTATTACCGTATCAGCAGAGAACCAACGATTCGCTCTTCTTCTATTCATTATTGTTGCACAAACCCAAGCTCTTTCTTTATCATCCGGTGTTGCTTCACAGTATATAATTGACACGAGATCCCTAAACTCTTGATCGGTAATCGGTCCATATCTTTCTTCAACAGTCTCTCTCATTTCAGGAGAAGTTCCGTTGAACCGAGAACCCGTTATCTGACCAGCTGGTAAATTACCTGCATCGGGAAGAATTCCGTATGTACCTGAAGGAGAACCGCCCTGACCTGCAGGAGGTAGACCTTGATCCGTAGTAACGGTATGACCAAGTATGATTGGATTCTGTGATATTCTTCCGTCTAGAAAGATCCCCATCACTCTTGCATTATCTTGTAGATTCGGTGTAATACCTCCACCGCCTGCACCTGCACTTGTTACCGGAAGTATAACTGGTGCCCATGGCAATTGATCATCCCGAACATCTGGACCGTGTATGCCAAAGATCCTTACAAGAGCTCTTCCTTGCTGCAGCGGATCATTTTTAGTATCAACAACCTCACCGACCCACCATCTTACATCGTCACCGAAATTACTGGTATCACCTATAAAATAGCTCATCAGTTGTTCCTACTACTTAATTTGATACCGGTTAAACTTACATCATATCTCTTCAGACTAAAGGTATGTCTCGTGGCAAAAATCATATATTCACCTGAAAGCTTTCGGTCAAATGGATCTGTAAAACTCGCATCAATGTTACTTTTAATGAAGCCCAGGTTGATCTTCCGACCAATTGTTCGATTCTCTCCTAAGAAGTGATAACCCGGTACAGTTACGTCCATTGATTCTTTACTGAAGAAATTGCGAATAGCTCTCTGAGTGTATACGTTTCGAGAGTTACCCCCGAGGGTATATCCTTCATCATGTATATTCGCTATATTGTCTGAGTATATACGTGACGAGAATAAACGTGTTTGGGTCTTAGCGCTTGAATTATGCATTCCGTCAAAAGCCTTGTCATCATATGTCTGTATTTTTTGACCGTCAGGAAAAATGCTTGAAGTACTCATTTTATCGAATACTTCTTGCACATTAAACTTAAACTCTGCACCGGTCTGTCTTGTATTCAAGTTAATAGAAGAAACGTTTGATCCGATATATCCCTTTTTTAAAATCGATAGGACGTCATGATTATTTGAAACGTTAAAGTTAGAGACAGTTCTACCTTTACCTTCTAGCTTTAGCTTATTCTTTCTTCCAGTGATCAAACGGTTCTCTGCGTACGGACCTTCTATAAATCTAGCTTGTTGAGTGTATTCAGCATCCTGTTTACCAGTAGTATACAACGAGTAGATGAACGGCTCGCTAGTGATAGGTGCAGCCTGGAATAACTCCTCTAAGTTCTTAAAATATAGCTTATCCTTACTTCCAACCGTTGAATATAAAAAGTAAGGATAACCATCAGACGTAGTAGATACTTGCTTTAGAATCTCACATGCTTCGTATGGGCAGATATAAGGAACAATATATCTCATACGGTTTTGTATCTCAGGAGTTCCTTTTTCAAGAGTTACACCGATCTCTGATTCTTTTAAGATAGATTCAATGATCTCACTTGGTTTACCCTCGAACCCCTTACTCATCGTTTTAATCTTATTTTTAAAGAAAGACTCTTCCACCAATCTGAAATAAAGATCAGAGGTGTTATCGTTTTCTTTCACAACATTTTGTACAGATACAATGATAAAATTCTTTTCAATACTTTTGGTATCGTCAGGTAGTGTAATCTTTAATTGAAATTTCTCGGTTCCTTGAAAATCGCCCAGCTCGAATATTCCAACGTTATCCAGTACAATCATTGAGCCGGACACATACGGGTGCTCTACGTGCTCGTACAGGTCTATTTGGACGATAGCTTCACGAATATCGATTGCCTGACCGGGCGCACGATCAGCAGTAATCCTTGCTGTGTCTATCGAGTAATCGTAAGGTGTAACAACCTTACCTTTAGGAAGACCTGCCATACTATATTAATACCTTTTTCATTTCTTCGACGACCTGTGCAGCTACTTCTTTACTCATTATTTTAATGCTACGATTTTCTTCATTCAGATCTATATAGTACCGCTCATAGGTTGTAGCAGTTAACAGTTCACCGGGACCAACTCTCGGATCGATATCAGCTGGGTTACCATTTGCATCTGTATAGAACATCGGAGCTGTCTTTTCCTCACTATACGCTTTATGGATGATAACCGTTTTATCTATTCCATCCTCGAATGCGTCAATCGTTTCATCCTCTTGGAATTCATGCTTACCCTCAACCCAGATATATCCAAGATCTACATTTCTTCGGATAATCTTTCCAGTCGCGTTTGATTTCGCGGCGGTGACCGTGGTACCAGGTTTAAAGTTATCGAATATATCTTCGTATGTTACAAGAATCGTATTCGGGAAATCGTCATCCAATTTGTCCTGGAGCTTAGCCCTATCAAGAGGCCAACCCATTTCTCTTAGATGATCATTTAACAGGTAAAAGGTCCAATGCCATTTATCGGTGCCATAGATCTTCTGAGAAAGCGTATCCGGTCTCTCTCCTTGTTGAATATAGTATTTGTCATAGAAAGAACCATTCAACTTAACCGAATCAATTATATCAGAGTAAACTGTAAGATCCGGAAAATCTACAGTGAAATCTTCATTACCAAATTTATAAGGAGTGTTTGGAAAATTATTTAAAAAAGGCATTAGAATCCGGCTCCGATATCTTGTCTTGAAAGCACTTCTTTTTCTTTGAATGCTAATGAAAGTACCGTTTCAACTGGAGAACCGTCTTTAAAGTAAGAAGTGGATGTTGGGTTATAACTCACTGAGGCACTGGTAAGAAACGAATTTTTAAATTTAACGTTATATTCTGATCCCGGCCTCCCGTTCGGTCTAACCTCGATCTTCCACGAATTTGGGTATCGAAGGAAGGCAGGAAAGTCCGCTATAGGTTCTACCTCAGGATACATAGACTCTCGAAATATCTTTACAATCTCTCTTATGGCTTCTGCCTCCGCGCTACTAGTAGGAATCATAGTAAATTGGAAGTTGAATTGCCGTATTCCGACTCT